TATTTTAATTTTTCCATTCTGCTTGCTTTTGTTCCTCTTGCTTTTTCTATTTGACTTAATCGTTCGGGAGAAACAGGTCCACCACGCCCACTTTTAGGCATACGACCTCCCGGTACACTTCTCGGTGTTCTTCTTGTTTTTTCTTTGTCGTCCGGTGGCTCTATAGCGCCACAATCACACGGTCCCGCTTTGCTAAAGTTTGTCGCAGAAATTGCTGCACCCGCTTCTATCAATCTTGCTTGAAGCCCCAAAAAAGCCAAATAAGCAATTCCTGCTTCTCCTATTATTTTGAGTATTTCAACAGCGACACTTTTTTGTTCTCCTGTTTTAGTATCAATATAATCTATTTTGAACACAGAAACAATTAAATCAACAACACCTTTTGCAATGTCCTTCAAACTTCCCATGAATTTTTCATTACTCATTAAGTCTTTAAAGGCTTGAGAAGTTATGCTTAGTATGGGAATTATTACATCAATAATCTTAGAAACTAAATCAATTAATCCGTTTTTTATTTTTTCTGTATTTTGAATAAAGATATCCGCAACAATAGATGCTATTGATTCTATAGAGTTAAAGATTGCAGAAAAAACATTTTTAATAGTATTTAAAATAGCTGTTATAACGCTACTGTCTGATAGAAAACTTTTAAATATACCAAAAGCGGTGAGTAAAGATTCACCAATTAATTTAAAAATCACACTTATCGTTTTAAAAAATGAAGACTTTATTTCTATGTCACGAAATAAAATTTGTACTATGTTGATGGCAGACTTTGCTAAGTCAATCAACCCTGTAAAGATGGCAGATAAAAATTTACCTAAAAACTTACCTGCGTCTGATGAAAAAATCATCTTTGCTATACCGGCAGCACCAAGGATTAGAAAGATGCCACCTAAAACACCGGATATTGATTTAAGTGTTGAGAAAAATCCTTTTGTATGTTCTTCTAAAGTTCTTTTTCTCGGATCAATTTTATCTATTTTGACTTTACTGAATTTTTCTTTGTATGCAAGTTGTCTCTGTCTTACTCCCTCAGATGAACGAATTGCACCCTCTTGTTTCTTTAACTGAACAAGTTTTGTGAATCCTATTTTTATTGCTTCAAAATCTTTAGCAATACCAGGTAAAACTGAATTTAAATCGCCTCTTTTTGCTGCTATGGGTGTTTGAGGTGTCATTTTACGCCATTGAAAGTTTACTTAGAAGTGTTTCGTCAAACACTCCAGGTATTGGTCCAGAAAATTCTATTGAAGAACTTGATGCTAGATTGGTTGAGCCTTCAATTACATCTCCAACATTTTCAAATAGATTTCTTGTTCTCAGTGCTTTTGCTAAATCACCAGAAGAAATACCTAATTTACCTCCAGTCATTTCGTCTAGTTGTTTTAAAAAGTTTCCAGACGGACCAGTTGATATTAAATTTGCCAGTGTTTCTCCAAGTGTGGGTGGAGGCTCTGGCGGCGGTTTTGTATTAGAAGGCGCAGGAGAAGGCGCAGGAGAAGGAACATTCGCATTAACATTTTGCATTGAATAATTTTGACCTTCTGGAGGCATTACATTAGTCATTGCATTATTTAAAGATGGTTTTGTAGATGCTAACGTGGTGCCACCTTGCCCGCCGTATTTACCAGCCAATGTTGCTCTATAATTTGCTATTGAGGTGTTAAGATGTGGATTCGTTTTTGCTTCAGCACCTTTTAGACCGAGAACTTCTAAGATGTTTGCGTTCTGATCTTTATGTGTAAGCAACTTTATTGCACCGCCAGCACCAACTGAATGTGCTAAGTGAATATTTTCGGGTGTAATAGGAATATTATTTTTCTTTAACACTTCAACGTTTTTTTGTGAGAACAAACCGTATAGCTTATCTTGAATTTCTGGAGTAAATTTAGTTTCAAAATTAATTCCGTAACCAGATGCTTTTGAAACCAAGCCTCTTAACGTATCAGGCATAAACTGATATTTACCTACAGCACCTTGATTTGCACCTCTTTTTGTTGTGTAGTACAAAACTTCGTTGATTGATAAGTCTGTTAGTTTTCTGCCAGTACCAAACATTTCCTCTATTCTTGGATCTTGTTTGCCATAACCAAATCCATACGTTGCATTGTATCCAGTTCTACCGCCTTCACCAGCGCCAATAACATCTCTAATTGCGTTACCGCCTTTTGAGGGATCATAATATATTGCAGAAGAAGATTGAACTGTAGAAGGTACTGATGGAATTTTTGTTGGTGATACTTGATCTGCTGGCATTTTCATTCTTTCAGCCGCAACTCTTTCCATCATATCTTTTTCTGCTGCTTTTTGTGCCTCCTTGAATTGCTCAACAGACTGATAAGCAAAATATCCAGCAGCAGCACCAAGACCCAAATTGACAGCGGCGGCTGCCTTACCGTATTTGCCACCAACTCCACCAACTCCACCACTTTCCATACCTCTAGCAACTGATCCAGCAATCAATCTTCCCATGAAGTAAGATAAAGCAAGTTGCGTTAATACGACTACACCACCTAACGTTATTAATGCCATTTTCAGATTCACTGGACCAATTCCCGGAATTGTGCCTATAGTAGTGTTTAAAATGTTGCCAATAAATTCTTTTAATGCATCATATATTTTTACCACAGACTCAATAAACTTTGGATCTTTTAAGAGTGAATCTGTAAACTTAATTGCGCCTACTATTCCTTCTGCAATCTTTGTAAAGATTGTGACGATACCATTTTTTATGGCTTCTTGATTTTGACCTAAAGTTTTTCCAACAATATCAATTGAGGATAACATTGCACTAAACACCGTGCCAATGACTGCTACAATTACTTTACCAATACTTTCTTTATTTGAGGGATCAGTTACAATGTTTTTGATAAAATCTGCTGCACTTGAAATGCCATCAGCAATAAAAACAAAAACTGATTTGATGAGTTTGGTTATAGACGAAACAACTTCATTGTCTTTCAATAAGTCTGTTAAAAAACTAACTCCTTTTTGAATAAGTTCTGATATACCTAAAATCAATTTTTTGAAGAACATTTTCAATCCATCCATAACTCCTGGTAAACTCAGAAGTTTTGATGCACCTATTGCGACAAGTCCGAGTAAAGCAAATTTGAAGATGCTTGAAAGCCCGTCTTTGATGATATCAAAGAAAGATTTTTTCTCAGCAGAAACTACTTTTTTATCTTCTCTTGTTGGTTTGACTTTCTTATATCTTGCAGCATAATCTTCGGATCGTCTTCGTTGTTTTTCAAAATATTGAGTTTTTTTATCCGACTCTTGCATTTTGACAAGAGAGGAAAGATTCATTTTGATGAAATTAAGATTCTGCGCTATGTTAGGTAAATATTTTTTAAGCACAGCGGCATCACCGCCCATGTTGGCGCCACGTTGCAATCTACCTTTAGTCCACCACGCTACTTCGTTATCTGCCATTAGCCTTTACCTGCTCTCCGTTTTTCTTCTTTTATTCGTTCAGTCTCTTCATCTAAAAACTTCAATAGCAAATCAATGTATACTTGTTTTTCCCAAGGTAACAAATTATCCAATTCAGTCAAACTATACTTGTGATGCTGCATCAACGCAAAATTAGTTTGAAAATAATTACCTAATGTTTCATGACTAAATGCTATCCGAAAAAACTTTGAATTCCTTCTAAGTGTAATGTTTCGTTATAGCCGCACTTGTTACATTTGAAATCTACGTCTTTCTTTATTTTTGGTAGTGTATTGAAAAATTCAGACATCTTTTCCAGATCAGTCTGTTTTAAGTTTTCAACAAACTCCAATAGTTCTTTCTTTGATGTATCTTTTGCATGATAAACTTGTTCATCATCGTAAATGTAATCAATACATGATACGATAACATCTAAAATTTGATCCATGTCTTCAGCATTTAGATCAGCTAAATTAACTGAACCGAATGTAGGATACTTCATCACAATACCAATTTTATCGGTAATTTCAATTTTGTTTTTGTGATCTTTGTTTAATTCTGGCTTGATGTCTAACATGTTTACATCAATTTGTACAGTATTACCACACTTCTTTTCTTCGTCAATGTTATTATTACAGGTAAATTTTAGATTGACAATTTCACTAACCGATCTTGCTCTTAATTGAAGAAACACATACTCAATATCAAATGTAGCCATCTTGTCTACATCAATCTCATCAAGAATACAGTTTCTTAACACTTGTTTGATTGTGTTAATGGTTTCTTTTTGATCTTCAGATTCACTTGCCATCAAAAATAATTTCTGCTCTTTGACTAAAAATGGTCTGAACCGAATGAGTTCTCCATTTGAAATTAGATGAGTTTCATAAATTGGAACGTCTATTTTAGGTAACATAATATCCTCATTAAAAAATTAAAATGCTCTGAATGCTGCGCCGCCGGCACCAAGTGCAAGACTTGTGATTGTTTCGCCAAGATCAACCGAACTTTCAGTAAGTGCTTCATATCTTTGATATGCAAACTGAATAGCAAGACGATGAAAGTTATCGTCGCCCCAACTTAATTGCTGTGCTGCAATGCTAATTGGAAATGCATCAATCAGTTTTACACCAAAAATTTGTGTAACATCATCGTTATACTGTTTGACTGTAATCTCAGTCATGTACTTTGAGTTTTCACCTTTAGGAAAACGCAAGTTGTTTGTATCTGTGGGCATGATTGCTTCCATCCAGCGTTCAAATAACTTGCGCTCATAGAAATCGTTTGTACAAATAAAAGTCAGTGTTGTTTCTGCATATTGTGTTTGATATGGTACTTTAAATGTAGGACCATAAATCTTTACATCGTCTGTGACTAGATTTTTACCAGGCAGTTCTGCTGATTCACATTGTAGGGCTAAGTACCTTGTCATTGTCGGATTTGCACTTCTGCTTGCACCTCCACCAGAACCCAATGCATCATTAATTGCTTGACTAACATCTGATACAATTGAATTTGGTAGATTCAAAATTTTTTCTATCAAAGAGTTTTTTACAAACTGTGCTATGTATGGAGGTATAGGTAATATTACTTGATACCTTGATGGCTTTGCCAAACCACCTTTAGCATTGATGTTTGATAGAAATGAATTAGGTGAAAATGTCATTAAAATTTATCCTCTGATTCTGACCAGACTTTGCTAGCCGTTGCTTTTGCAAACGATTCTACTGGTAACAGAGCAGCAATGTCCCATTCGTCTGCTGTAATTTCTAAAAATCTAGACTGCACATGACCAGACAAATATCGTTTGATGCATGGTGTTGCTTCGTAGATTTTTGATGCTCTTTTCAAAAAATCATAACTAATTCTAAACCTTGTTGTTTCATCATAATCACGATTGTTCAAAATAACACTCAATTTGTCTAGAAGAATGATTCGTCGCTTTGGGTGAATGTAATGTAGATTCAACCCTAAAAACCCGTCTGAGTATCGTTCTATTGGAATTACCAATGGGAACCTGTCGTAATATGGCAACGAATCTTTCGTCTTTGGATCGTAATAATAAAAGTACATACGACCAATGATAGACTGGTTTCTTAGTCGTTCACGATCACGCATCAGATCACCTTTTGTTGGTCTGAGTGATGGAACTTTGGATCTAAGCCACGCACGTGCTTCACGTGAACGTGGAGCATATCCTTTTTTTGCAAGAGATTCGCGGATTCTATCAATGAGTCGTTTCGTCATCTTATATTTATCTTATACCTAAGTGCTTTTCAGTTAAAATCTGAAACTGCCAGCCATGATCTTTGCAGAATTCTTCAGCGGCATACCACTTGGCTTTGTTGATTTCATAAGTTACCGCTTCCTGTAGATATGTTTTAGTCTTTCGTTTCTGTGTTGGTGGTTGTGTTTGTTTTTCTGGTTTAACTTCAATCACATAAGTCATAACCGTACCATCAGATTTACGCATCTTTGCGATGAAGTCTGGAAAGTACCGATGTTTTCTTTTGTCTATAGGATTGAAATAAGGTATGGGAAGTTCTTCCGAACCCCACCAAATGACGTTCGGATTCTCATCTAAATAATTCATTACCTTTATCTCCCACGTAGACCTATAGATGATGTTATTTGCATCACCCTTATATTTTTGTGGGTTTTTCGGTCTAAATCTACCTTTGTTTGACATAAATACTATCTAGTCAACTAACAAGGAATCTTCATGGCTTTCTTCGGTCTTACAGACATCAAATTCAATCAAATAGAATCTAGGAATTTTGGTCCGCTTGCTGCACTAGAAGGATCGCCGTTTGAAAAAACTACTCTAAAATATCCTCTTGATGTTGGAAGTGCTGATAAAGGACACTACATGGTGTTCTTTGTTCGTGAGCAAAAAAATACAGCATATGGCGCATCACTTAGAGGCGCGCAAACCTTCTCAAAAGAACAAGAGCAAGGAGTCTTTAATGCTCTGAGTAAAAAACAAGAATTTACGGGTGGTGGAGTTGTTGCGGGTAAAGAGACTTTTGCAGATACAATTAATTCAAAGTTGACCAATCTAGTTTCAAAAGGCACATCATCTTTAACTAAAAAATTTGGAGCCGGTGGCACTGTTGGAAAAATATCAGGTAAAATTGATGGATTTGTAAAGGGTCCTCAACCACAAGAACAATTAAAAGATGAAAAAGGTACAGTAGAACAATCAATAAAATCAATCACAGATAAAAACGCATCAACTGCTGCTGGCAGTGCTTTTTTAGTAAGAACGCGATTGACAAGTGAAGCGATTGCTATGTATATGCCAGACACTTTGAACTTTGATTCAACGGCAAGTTATAATGATGTTCGTCCTGGTGAAGAACTTTTGGGTCAAGCAATGATTGCTGCACCAAATTTAGTTGCTGCGATAAAAGCGGGTGACACAAGAGGTGTGTTAAATGCTGCGGCAAAATCTGGATTAGGTTCAATGGCAGCACAAAGTCTAGCACAAAAAGCGGGTATAGGTGATAAAGTTTCTCGTTTAGGTGCATACTTTGCAACAGGTGGTATAACCAATCCAATGATTGAGTTGATTTATACTGCACCAGATTTTCGTTCATTTCAGTTTGAGTTTATGTTTTATCCAAGAAGTGAACGAGAAGCATTTGAAGTGCAAAAAATTATTGAACGTTTTCGTTTTCATCAAGCACCAGAATTAATGGGTGGTATATCACAACAAACTGGTTTGCTGATACCTCCGTCGGAATTTGACATTAAATTTTTCTATGCGGGTAGACAGAATCCTAACATACCTCCAATTGCTACATGCGTTTTAAAAAATGTTCAAATCAACTATGCGCCTAGAGGATTTTCCACATATGAAACAGTAGGAGAAAACTCTGCTGCTTTAGGTAGAACTGGTATGCCAGTTGCAATTCAAATGACATTGCAATTTCAAGAGACAACATTTATCACAAAAGAAGATTTTGGTATGGTGTCATCTTACAATGCTACCGTTGAACAAAAGAAACAAGGTATTTTTGCTAATCCAAAATATACGAAATAAAAAATGGCAAATTACTTCAATTATTTTCCACTAACCCTTTATACGTCTGATGATAACGGTAACAACTTAGATACTGTTACCAATATTATTGCACGATTTGGTTTTGAATCTTCTCTTAAAGAAAATTCATCGGCATTTTATCGTTATGATATAAAAGACGGTGACACACCAGAGTCAATAGCAACAAAGTATTATGGTGATCCAGAAAAACATTGGATCGTTCTTCTGTTTAATGACATCATTGATCCACAATATGACTGGCCTTTGACATATCCTAATTTTATTAAGTACGTTAGTGAAAAATATGCAGCAAATGGTGCAGCAAACGCAACAGTTCAATCGGGTTTAACATGGTCACAAAGCCAAAATAATGTACACTCATATTATAAATTGACAACACGGGCTCTTTCTGCTTTAACTGTAGATGACAAAACTATAATTGAAAAAGTCAGAGTTACAGCAAACACTTATGCTAATGTAGTGGCATCAACGACAGAGTATACTTTAAGCAGTGGTAAAAAAGTTAATGAAGCAATTTCAAAAGAGAAATTGACTTATTATGAATATGAAACACAAGAGAATGAAACGAAAAGATCAATTAGACTTTTAAAATCGGAATTTGTTCCGATTGTTATGGAAG